CCCGGCGTAAGTCGTTCTGTGCACGTTCTGCTGGTCAGATGAAAAAATTTCCAAAAGCAGCTAAAGACCCTAATTCTAGGCTGCGTCAAGCCAGAAAACGGTGGAAGTGTTAATGCCGAGTAAGACGAAGAAACAAGCCAAATTTATGGCAGCAGTAGCTAACAGTCCTAAGTTTGCTAAAAAAGCAGGAGTACCACAAAGTGTGGGTAGAGATTTTGCTAATGCAGATAAAGGAAAAACTTTTAAGGAGGGCGGTATGCCTAATTTTTTTGATAGCACTAAAAACAAACCCGGCAAAGGTAAAATGAAATACGCCGGTGGTGGGATGGCCCATGATAAAAGGGTCTTACGTAACCTCGATGATGAGGATTACCGCATCCGTAACCGTACAGGTAGTAATACTGATGCGGAACGAAGACGGATAAACCGCGAAAAGGACTTTGAAAAGAACCGCATGGGCGGTCGCATGGGCGGTATGGGTATGGCTGCTGGTGGTAAAGTTAAAAAGGAAGGATACAACGCCCGACTAGACGATTCTATGGGTGCTAGAAGTGGTAAGAAATCCCAAAGTGAAACAGCCCGCAGAAACGAAAGCAAAGGTATGGAGAAGTCTATGGGTAAAGGCGCATATTCAGGCGCTTCTACTATGATGTCAGATGGCGGCAAGGTGGGTGGTAAGGCCAGAAGGCGTGGTGATGGCCCAATTATGCAACGTGGATTTACACGCGGTGGAATGGTTTAATTTATTGGTTTCTAAGGAGATATATTATGGTTGGTTTGTTTGGTAGACCTGATCCTAACGCAAAAGAAGCACCAAAAGCTGCTCCTAAAAAAGCTGCTCCTAAAAAAGCTGCCCCTAAAAAAGCGTCTAAGTAATGATGCCTTGTAGAGGGATGGGGAAAATAAACCCCGCTAAGAGACCAGCCGCGCTTAAAAAAGGTGGCTGGATTCAAGATGCCATTAAGAAACCTGGGGCACTTAAACGTGAACTAGGAGTAAAGGCTGATGAGAAAATACCTGCTAAAGAGTTAAACAAAGCAGCTAAAGCCTCTGGAAAACTAGGGCAACGCGCACGTTTAGCTAAAACCTTGAGGGGCATGGCCTAGTGGCAACCACTAACACAGCTACATTTACAATGGACTTCACAGAGATTGCTGAAGAAGCATTTGAACGTGCTGGGCGTGAGTTGCATTCTGGCTATGACCTTAAAACTGCCAGACGGTCAATGAACTTGTTGACCATTGAGTGGGCTAACCGTGGTGTCAATCTCTGGACTATTGAGGAGGGGTTTGTAAATTTAGTGCAAGGGACAGCAACGTATAATCTTCCTGCTGATACGATTGACTTAATTGAGCAGGTGATACGTACCAATCAGGGAAGTGCTACTTTACAAACTGACCTTAATCTTTCTCGTATTAGTGTAGATACTTACTCTTCAATACCTAACAAATTAACGCAAGGTAGACCTATTCAAGTATGGATAGATAGGTTGCGAGATAATCCTACTATTACAGTGTGGCCTGTGCCTAACCAGGGTACAGTCCCAGCACCTTATTATATTGTAAGGTACTGGAGACTACGGCGTATACAGGATGCTGGGTCAGGAGTGCAAACCCCGGATATGCCTTTTAGGTTTTTACCTTCGCTGGTATCGGGGTTGGCGTACTACATCGGGACTAAAATACCAGAAGGGTTGCCGAGACTTGAAATGTTAAAAGCTCAGTATGAGGAGCAATATGCCTTAGCAGCGGGAGAAGATAGGGAAAAGGCTTCTGAAATGCTTACACCTCGTTTATACGGGCCTAGGTAGTTATGAGCCAAAGATTTGCGTCAGGGCAAAATGCGTTAGGGGAATGTGATGTCTGTGGGTTTCAGTACAAGCTACGGCAATTAAAACCGTTAGTTGTAAAAGAAGTAGTAACAGGGATAAAAGCGTGTCCAGAGTGTTGGAACCCTGACCAACCGCAATTAATGTTGGGTACATTTCCTATTAATGACCCGCAGGCAATACGTGATCCAAGACCTGATTTTACGGGGTATCCGCAGAGTCGGGCACATATTGAACCGGTAGACCCTCTTTTTGCTTTTGGGCATATTGGGTTGGTTACCATAGTACTGACCACTACATTAACGGTAACTGTGGTTAGTACGGGGTCTGGTAACAAATATTATGTAGGTGGAGTATTAACCCCTATATTACTTTTGTTTGAAGGAAATACGTATAAGTTTGACCAATCAGCACCTTCAAACAGTACTCACCCGTTAAGGTTTTCAATAACTCCAGACGGGACTTGGGGAGGGGGCGCACCGTATACTACTGGTGTAACTACCAGTGGGGTGCCTGGAAATGCAGGAGCCTATACGCAAATAACAGTAGCTGCAGGAGCACCTACATTGTATTACTACTGTAGTAACCATAGTGGCATGGGAGGACAGGCAAGCACGCCTTAAAAAATATGGCTAAACGAGGATTGTACGCAAACATTAATGCGCGAAAGAAGAAAGGAACTAGTAGGCCAAAAGCCAAAAGCACTATTAGTCCTAAAGCTTACGCCAATATGAAGAAAGGTTTTCCTAAATCGAGGTGAAACAATGGATAAGATTAAAGTTAAGAAATGGCCCGGCATTAAAGAATATAATCCTGGTACAAAAGTAAACTCACCAGAAAACTCTTCAGCTCCTGTTAAAACTACAGGGATTAAGATACGTGGTGTAGGTGCAGCTACCAAAGGCATTATTGCCCGTGGGCCAATGGCGTAGGGAGTAGTAAGTGAACTACACTGAACTAAAAACCAACATAGAAGACATCTGTGAACAAACGTTTACAGCGGATCAGTTGGCTATGTTCACTCAACAAGCTGAACAACTTATTTACAGTACCGTGGATTTACCTGCTATGCGGATTAACCAAACAGGTACTACCACTATTAACAATAAGTATCTGACGATGCCTACGAATATGCTGTATGTTTATTCGCTGGCCGTTATAGACGCCGCCAATGATTACCATTACCTATTAAACAAAGATGTAAGTTTTATTAGGGAAGCTTATCCCGATGCAGCGGATACCGGTTTGCCAGAGCATTACGGAATTTTTGGAGATGGTACTTTTATTTTGGGGCCAACTCCAGACGCTGCCTATGCGTCAGAAATACACTTTGCCAAGTATCCTACTTCTATAGTAACGGCAGGTACTACCTGGCTTGGCACTGAGTTTGATTCCGCATTGCTAAATGGTGCATTAGTAGAGGCTATACGGTTTCAAAAAGGTGAACCTGATATGGTAGCTCTGTATGAAAAATTGTATACGCAAGCTATGTTACTTTTGCGAAACTTGGGAGCTGGTAGATTAGAAACAGATACGTACCGTTCAGGGGTGGTCAGAGTACCCCCTAACTAAAGGATAAAGTATGTTAAGCACAGCAGGTGGAATGGAAGTAGGGATAGTTAAAGTAGGGACGGTATCTAACCGTGGTTTTACCCCTGAAGAAATAGCGGAACAAGCTTTAGATAAGATTATCTCTATAGGTAATAATTCACACCCTGTTATACAGGCGCAAGCAGAAGCATTTAGGAAAGAAATTAAAGGGGTCTTGGTGAGCTATCTACACCAAGCGGTGGCTTCACATAACACTACATTAACCAATCGTTTCAAGGATGCTGGGCATCCCGAATTAGTAAAACTACTAGAGGTATAACATGGCAATTACAATCACAACGGCAATGCCTACAACGTTTAAAGTAGAACTTCTTAAAGGTCTGCATAATTTTACGGCGGGCAGCACTCGGTTTAAGATGGCTCTTTTTACAGCTACAGCTTCAGGCAGTGGAACCTATGGCGCTGCAACCACTAATTATTCTGACATGGGTTCGGATGAACTTCCCACAGCTACAGGCTACACCAGACCGGGTGAGTTTCTTACGTCTGTTACTCCTACTGCTGACGGTACTACCGCTATTTTAGACTTTGACAATGAAACATGGTCTACATCTAGTTTTACTACTTGTGGTGGTTTGATCTATGACACTGGGGATTCTGATTCAGCTTGTGCGGTGTTGAGTTTTGGAGGGGATCAGACAGTAAGTACTGGTGATTTTCAAATTCAATTCCCAGCTCCAGCAGCAGCTACGGCGATTATTCGTATAGCCTAGTAGGAGCTTGTGGTGACCGGATGGGGCGAACGAGCATGGGGGTTTAACCAATGGGGTGGCGCTCCTGCCACCGTTGTATACCTTGGTGCTGTCTGGGGTGCTCGTGGGTGGGGTGAAGAAGCATGGGGTGCTAACGGCATTTCCACAGTGGGTACCGGTGCTATTGGGTCGGTTGTTGTAAGTTACAGCAGCATAGCTTACCCAACAGGAGTACAAGGAACAGGGGCGATAGGCACTGTAACCCTCGACTATACGGGATTAGTAACTCCAACAGGGGTAGAAGGCACAGGGGCAGTAGGAACCCCATCAATAGTACCAACTTTTGCTATTACTGGGGTTCAAGGTGTAGGGCAAATAAACAGTGTTAGCACTAACAC